TTATACCCTTCACAAAAAAAAAGTCGATGCCAAGGAATGAGCCTCCCCTTACCCTGTCGCGGTTCATGACCCCGCTTTCCGACCGTCCCGAACCGGCTGCGTCAACATCTGAAACTTCCACTGAGTACTCTGTTATCTCATGAGGCTCATAGCCGCCAAATTTTATTATGCTTTTCATCATCTGCCTCCGTTCCGGAAGTTTCTCCTGTCCTGCGCCGTCACGATAAATTCGTCCAGTTTTGTGCCGGATATATACACGGGAATGATAATATCCCCGCCCGAATCCCCTCCCTGTGCCGGAAGGTTATCCAGAATATCCCTAAGCGCGTCCTGCATTGCCTTATATGTAACCTCATACATCTTGTTTTCGGGCGCTACAATCTCACCATGGCGCTTGTTATCCCCAATCATGGCAAGCTGCGGCTGGTTTGCTCCCACATAGCCGCCTTCTGCCAGCATGGGGATTCTGGGAAGGGATATCCCCCAAGAATCGAAATCAATGTTCACGCCGGGTATTTTATTGACAAACTTAAGCAGGTTTCCCAGCCCCTTGATGGCGCCATTGACAAGGGACTCCAGCCCTCCAATCATGCCGTTAAAAAAGCCGATGGCTCCGTTTGCCGCACCCTTAAACGCCTGTACAAATGCCTGCGGTATCGCCGCAAGCATGCTCTTCCACCTGTCAAGAGAAAACCATGGCTTGATACTGTTTTCAAACCACGACGCTATTGCACTTGCTATATTGCCGAAAAAGCCGGTAATACCGTCCCAGATACCGCCAAAGAACCCCGTAATACTGTTCCGGACGTTTCCTATTAATCCCGTGATTCCGCTCCAGATGTTTCCGAAAAATCCTGTAATTCCGTTCCAGATATTACCTAAAAAACCGGTAATTCCGTTCCAGATATTACCCAAAAATCCGGTAATGCCATTCCAGATATTACCAAGGAAGCCTGTAACTGCGTTCCAGATGTTTCCAAGCAGTCCCGTCAGCCCTCCCCATATCCATCCGAAAAAGCCTGATATGCCGTTCCAGATACCGGCAAACAGCCCTCCCAATTTGGACCCGATATCGGCAATCATGTCTTTTAAGGCGTCCCACAGAATAGCGGCGTCACCGTTGCTGATACAGTCTGCGATGGTAGTAAAAAATCCCCCGTCTCCAAACCATGAGAAATTGTCGTAGTAGTCCACAGATTCCGGAAATAATAGTTTGCCTAACGCCTTTCCGCCCTCAAAACCGGCGAATGCGGCAGCTATACCGCCAAGTACCCCAGCTCCTATGGTAAGCCCGATTTCCGTTGCCGTACCGGCGCCTAGAATGGTCCCAAGGTCCATTGTCATAAGACCTTTTATCCCGCCTAACGACGTCAAAGCGCTTCCAAGGGAAGAAATGGCAGAGGCTGCACCTGCTGCCAGCGGCGACTTACTTAACGTCAAAAAGAGCGATTCCAGTACTGTGACAGCCTTCTTTATTTTTTTATAAGCAAACAAAGCTGTCGCCAGCACTCCGAGGGCAAATCCCCAGCTCCTTGCCGTTTCAGGGTCGTTGCTGTTCAGCCAGCCAGTCATCTTCACAAGGGCTCCGCCAGAGCCAAACAGCAGTTCAAAGACGCTAAAGGAAATATCTGACATGACTTCAAAGAAATCAATCAGCCCTTCGCCAAAGTTTTCCGCATAGGGTTCGATTGCGGTCCAGAAGTCACTCAGGTTTTTGCTGATGGTATCCCAGTCTACCCCATTTAAATCCTCGTTGATAATATTTACCAGACGGACAAAGCCCTTGTCTTCCGTCCCAAAAGCCCACTTTCCAAGAGGCTTCAGGAAATTATTGTAAAAATCCTTTAACCCTGCTGCGCTGAATTTTCCCAGCTTTGCCAGCCCGCCGTTCCACAGCCTCTTTAACGCATTTGTCAGCGGCGCTATCTTTTTCAGCAGGCTTGATACTTTCCCGTCAATCTCCCCCACAATGCCGTCTGTTTTTGCAGCCGCCGTGTTAATGCTGCCGAAATCTGCCGCCGCTCCTCCGGATACGCCTCCCGCTCCCCCGCCTGTAGCATTTGCCGCACTTGGAAGCACATTCAGCTCATCCACGCTGATAAGACCGACCGCTTTTGCCGCTTTCTTGGCAGCACCCGTCACGCCGCCCAGCCCTGATACCAGCTTTTCCGTATCCTGTGCCGCGCCCTCTATGGCTGTACTGCTGCCGTTTCCTCCCCTGTTGCCAGAAATCATTTCCGTAAACGCCTTAAACTGCTGCGCCAACGCCTGCAGTTTTGCCATCAGGGTATTGATAAGCTGGATAATCGGCGTAAACAGGTTGATAAAGCCCTGCCCCAACGTCGCTTTCAGCGCGTCAAACTGCAGGGAGAGTATCCTTGTCTGGTTTGCCCAGCTTCCTGATGTTTTCGCAAAATCCCCCGAGGCGTCCGCCAACGCCGACATGGTGTACTGGTAGCGCAGCATAACCTTTTCCTGTTCGGTCATGCTTGCCGTCGTCTTCCCGAACCCGTTATTCAGCGCATACTGGTCTAAGTTCGTCTGCGTCAGAAGCACGCCTATGCTCTTTAATGTCTCTGTTTCCCCCGTCCATATGGATTTTAATTTGTCAAACGCCTCATCGGAGGACAGGTTATAAAAAGACGCCACATCACCGGCAAGCGCCGTTACGGAAGCAGCCATGTCATAAGCCGACTGCTCCGAAAAGCCCATTGACCGCGACATAGCGCCCAGCGTGCCCATGTACTGTTTGGCAAGCGTTTCCGACATGCCATAGCTCATCATGGCATTGGAAGCAAATTCATCGACAGAGCCGCTCATGGTTTTGAACGTCGTATCCACCACGTTCTGCACTTCCGTGAGGTCGGAACCTAGGTCGAGACAGGATTTGGTAAAATGTGTAATCAGCCCTACCGAAAATGCCCCTGCCACTAATTTTCCCAATGACTTAAAAGCATTGATGGTTGGCATTTGCACTTTCTTTGTAAGCCCCGTTATCTGTCTTTCAATGGGCTTAAAAGCATTTGATACTTCTTTTTCCACACTCCTCTCCAAACCACCTAATTGCTTTTCAAATGGGTTTTTATTAATATTTAGCCCTAAATCAATTTCGCCAATCTCTGTACCCACTGTACCACCTCTCATCACTTCTTTTTGCAGAATGCGCTTTTACAAAATGCCTGAAAGTCGTCCACATACGCCTTATATGCCGCAGGGTCTTCTTTCAGCTTCTGCATTTTTCTGCGCTGCCAGTCGCTCCGTATTTTCTTCTGCTCCTTGGTAAAGGTTTTCAGTATCTTGCTGTCTTTTTCTGCCCGTATGCTGACAACCTTCCCAAGTGGGGTATCCGGCAGGAGACCGGAAAGCAGCGAACAGAACTCGCCCCACGGCATATCATCTTCACGCCGCAGCCTTATGCCGTACTGTTCGGCAAAAGAGGCTTCTATCAGGTCGTAGTCTTCATACAGGTCATAATAATCGTCCGTTCTCTTTTTATCAGCGAAACACTTTCTCCGCGTCCTCAAGGCTGCTGCCCGTGGCTGCCGCCATGACTGCCGTATAAACGGTTTTGTAATCAGGAAGTGGCAGGTTCATATTTTCGATTTCCTTTGCCATCTTTTTGCCCACGAGCATTTCCAATGTCCTGCCTATCATTTCAATCTCATTGAATGTGCCGTCTCCCTTCTCCGCCTTCCGCTGCTCCTCCAGTATCATTGCCTGCATATTCATGATGTCGTTTTTCCTGTTGTTTACCGTTACTACCAGCTCATCCGTGATTTTTACCATCGGAAGCTCGTTTGTGATTTTTCCTGAAATATCTATAATCTGTCCCATAGGGTCCTCCTTCATAATGTTACAGCCTGTGCCGACTGCCACTAAAAAGGGAGCGGTTTTCCCGCCCCCTTACGTTTATTCTGTTTCTGCCTCGATGTAGGACGGTATGCCGTCTGACTGCGCTTCCCATTCCAGTGCGTCCGTAGCCGTTGCTTCCCCGCCAAGGCTTGTCACGCTGATGACACACGGCATTACCAGTTTGTCCCCGTTTGGGAACGTAACCGTAAAAATAGAATTGCACGCCTGCCCGTTTTTCATGAACAGGGAAGCTACATAGTCATTGCCGGGGTCGCCATAGTTACGCTTCCCGCCCATGCTTATGGTAATGGACTTTGCCGTCATCAGCCTGCGTTTCCAGCCTCCGGCGTCCATGGCATCCCATTCGTCTATATTATTGTCGATGGCTATGCTCAGGCTTTCCGCGTCCTTCACAACAATGGACTCATTGCCTGTCCTGCCATTAGGATTGACGCCAAAGGTCATCGCATTTACAGGGTGCACGCCTTCGCCGCCAAAAAACTGCAAATTATACTTCATTTTCCTTTTCCTCCTGTCTACTTTCATAATAAAATTCTGCTTCTATAACCATTTCATAGATACCGTCATCGTCTGTACCGACATCTACAGGGTTATCCGTAAGCAGCCTGACAAAAAGCACCCGTTTTCCGCCTATGTCTGTGTCTCTGACATGCCCCACAGCCTGATACAGCCGTTCAGCAATTATTTCCGTCTGTTCCGAATCTTTATTCCAATGCACCAGCAGGCTGACCGTTTTGACCCTATAAGAGCTATTCTTGTCTCCGCCTATAGTTTCGCGCTTTTCCCGTGAGCCGGAGAGGTTGTACACGCCTATGCACTTTTCCGTGTTACCCTGCATTTTTCCACAGTACACATGGCTTCTGTCCACAATGCCCATTGTCCCGATGTGGTTCGCTATGTCTAAAAGTGTCAGTATCATATGCCAGCCCTCAGCCGATAAAAGGCATTAAATGTTTTCTGTGCAAAATTCTGTTTTTTTCCTCCTGTCAGCCAATCAGAAAACCACTTTCCCCTTGCATTTGGGTTTCCGTCATGTGTTACATTTGACACCCGTCCATCCTTGCGTTTAATGCTTTCTGCCCACGGAGATTTGTGAAAATTGTATTCCGGATGGAAATACAGGCGTCTCGCATACGGTCCTTCATGCACCAGTCTTACCTTTCCATTTGTCGCTTCTGTTTTATCAACAAAAAACTTTTTGCCTTCCAAGGGACCGTCCATTCTCGGTATCACGTCTGCACGCCTGACCTCTTCCATAAGCAATTCCGCCGTATCTACTAATGCAGGCGCCATTGCGTCTGTGAGTTTTCTGACCTGCTTTTTGTACAGTGTAACTTTGCACGTCACATTCTTATTTGCCACTATTGCACCTCCAGTAAACAGTAATTGACGCTCCCGTCGGGGTTTCTTGCTTTCCTGCCCGCCGCAATCCGGCGCTTTACGCCGAATATGGTAACGCTGCCGCCGGATATAACGGGAAGCTCCGGACATACATCTTCCGGAATATAGACGCTTCCCGCCACCTCTACCAGTTTTTTTTCTGCCGTCAGCACCGTTTTTGCCTTATCCTGATAATTGCACAGCCCGTCAAAAGAAATATTCTCCAAAGGCTTCCCATAATTGCTGTAGCCTTCCCTTTCAAACTCTGCATGGATAGGCGTTTTACACATTCTTTTATCCACCAAGCAAGGGTATTTCATCTGCACAGCCTCCTTGTACACAGACCCGTCTGGCACAGCGTGCTGTATGCGTCCCTGCGGATTGCCACGCCGTTCTCCACCTTGACATTCCAACTGTCCCCGAAACTCATGGATACGCCGTTTATGGCATAATTTTTCAGCACGGTGTCAATCAGGTCCGCATTTTCATGCTCAAAATCTGCCTGCAGGCAGCATACTTCTCTTATGGTATCCTGCTGGAAAGGCGTCAGGTTGTCAAAACCCTGACCTCCGATTCTGCCGAAGGTCAGGGAATCTATATGCCTTGACGCTTTTTTCAAAGCACCTGCAAGCTCGTTATCAGGTATCACGCTGCCGCCGTATTCTGTTTTATAATACGATTCATCTGCATAAACCATATCAACTACCCTGTTTTGAAGCTACTTTAATTTTCTCTAAAATCCCGTCCCGCGAAGTAGATTTTCCAATATCAATCTGTTGTTCTGCCGCATACGCCATAAGCTCTTCTGCTGACATCTTATTGATATCCCTGCTGCCGGAATCCTGTCCGGTTCCCGTGCTGTTACGGCACGCTTCCAACTGCTTCTCCAGCTCCTTGCAGCGGGATTCCATCTCCTCATACTTCTCCACCGGCACAGTCTTTCCACGCCCATAAGCAATTATCTCTCCGGAATCCGACTGTATGTCATAGCCGGCGTCAGTATACCGCTTCTTCTCCTGCTCCGTGATGGTGTAGGTCTTGTTTCCTTTGGTTGCTTTCATGCTTATCATTCTCCCTTCTGGCTGTCGTCTGCGTCAGCGCTCGGCGTGACTGCTGCCGGCGTTATATTCATTGCACAGCCGCTTACTTTCTTCTCCAACAGGAAAAGGTCCCCAAAACAACGATTCTGGTACAGGTAGCCGTCCGCCGTCCGTGAATCCGTGCCGGGCGTAAACAATTTGATGTAAGAATATTTGTCCCTGCACACCACACAGGACGGGTGAATCAATATAAAGTTAATCTGCCCCGCGTCAGCAGCCGAAACACAGCCCTCCGTAAAATCATATTTTGTCTTCATACGTGCCGCAGGCACCATCTTAATGGCGACGTCATCAAGCGAATGCACCATGCGGTTAATGGCAGAGGCTGTATTGACGACAATGTTCCTTGATATGCCCTCTGCTTCCTTCAGTATCTTGTTTATGGTCGGGGTAACGTAAATGATACGTCCCTCTTCCGGCACGCCTGCTTCGTCCATGCGTGACATTTCCTCATCGAATACATCCAAAAATACGGAGGTGCTGATTGCAGTGGTATCAATCCTGCCGGAAAGTTTTTCCAGCTCCGCGTGCAGTTTGGAAAAGCGGTAGCTGTCCTTTTTTTGGATTGCCTGTTCCGTCTCAAAAGTATTCTGGATATTTGCTACGGACAGGTTAAGATTTGTCTCATCAATATCCATTGGGTCAACAAAAAACTCAATATCTCGGTCATGCTCCAGTTTGTGCGGTTCCCAGTCATTAGATATTGTTCCACTGTTAAATCCGGGGGTTCTCGTATGGTCCTTATATCCGGATACTGTCAATCTGGGCAGTTTGATTGTCTGCGCATTTATAAATGTGACCTGCTGGTTGCTTTTTGTCAGCGCGTCGGAGCAGAGCTCCTTCTCATACTTTTTCTGTAACAGTCCTGTAAAATTTTCTGCGAAATCATATACTGGCATCTATTTATTCCTCCTTGCTTTGCTAAGTCAGCCCAAATGCCGCTTTCAGGGCTTCTTCGTTTGCTGTGTTCTGTTGTGCGCCTCCCCCGCCGAGCTGGAAGCCTTTGTTTTCCGCTGCTGCCGGCTTTAACTGCGGCACATCTTCCAGCACCTTGTTTATGGCGTTTTTAATGTTCTCCTGACTTGTTTTTCCGTCCTGCCCAACGGCATTTGACAGGTCTGCCATTTTCAGGATATACGGGATTGTCTTCGCGTCCAGCCCCATGCCCACCGCTTCCATGATTGCTGCATTTTCAATGACAGCACGCTGGGATTCTGCCTGCGCTTTTGCAAGCTGTTCCTGTATTTCCTTTACGTCTGGCTGTGACGCTGCTTTCTGCTGCTTGAATACCGCTATCGCCTGCTTCATTTCCTCCTCTGTCATTCCCTGATTGCGGAAGTAATTCTTGAGCACGGTATCCTCTGCCACAGTCTGCTTCCCAGCCACGATGTCCGCCAGCTTTGCATAGTCAAATGCCGGCGGCTGGTTCTGCTGGCTGCCTCCCTGCTGGCTTTGCTGTGTATTGCCGTTCTGCTGCGTCTGGGACTGGTTTCCTTCTCCCTGCCCGCCCTGCGTCCCGTCAGGGCCAAGCAGTTTCCTTACAAGTCTGTATTTCATATTATCCTCCAGTTTTAGGTGTGTCTCACCATAGAATCAGTTTTAAGGGTGTCTCCCTGTTCCAGTTGCTGCTCCGGTGTCTCCGTGTAGTTTTTGGGGTATTTCCGCAGGAAGTCCCCTGCCTTCGGGCATATAAAAAGGATTCTCATTCAATAAAGAACCCTCATTATCACTTATTTTTCTTGTCTTTTTGAGCATAATGTTGTATGATATCAATAGATATCTAATAGGAGAAGCGGTACCTGACCCCCACAAGAGCTTCAGCTTGGGTCGGGCCATCGCTTCTCTTATTCTTTATCTCTGGCAAAAATGTTTAATATCTTTCCATCTCGTACTGTTATGATATTGTTTACAAACAGTGTGTGCCTTGATCTGTAAATGCCTTCAACCTGTTTTAGCAGTTCCTCATCACCCAACGTGCAGGTTGAAAAATCGAGTATAAAGTTATCTGCCTGCGCTTTCTTCTTGCTAATTGCATTATAAATCAGATTTTTGCTTGTACCTGAAAGACATTTCAGATCGTATCGTTTACCTCTAAACATATAATCCGGCGTAGATATTCCACTAGGATATAAAACTCTTGGTACCATGTATATTTCTCCACCAAGCTCTTTTCTTAATAGTTCTGCAATCTGCTTCTCTGCCTCTGAATAACTAAGAACAACATGTTGTCCGTCAACTCTAAATACTTGCCCTTCTAAGTTGTAATCCGTCAGGTCTAAGACCGCACAACTATTAGGCGTTGCTTTTTCCTTCCACTCCCGCGTAACGTCCCGAAAAGGACTCTTTGCAGTTACGCCTTGTGTACTTTCTTTTTTCCACTCTTTTGCCATTGTTGTATACGCACGCTTATTATCCTCGTCCAAATAATACTTCGCGAGCCTGTCACAGCTCTCCGCCTGCCGCTTTGCATACTGCCGCTCGGCTTCTTTTTTCGCCTTTGCTTCAATATCCGCCAGTTCCTTTTTGGTGAATACGTCATCGGGCGGCGTGCTGATACCCGGGAAGTATGTGGAGTGAATGTCCTTACAACGTGGATGATACAGCCCTGCGGCTATTGCAGTTGACATCAGGGGATAAGGACCTTCGCGGCTGCTGCCGCCGCTCCATACATCATCTATCAGCACCTTGCCTACAAACGGCAGGCACTTCGGGCAGGCGTTACCGCGCTTGTTCATAATCACGGTCGATATGCCACGCTCCTTGCGGCTCTCACCTTCCCCTGTCAGATAGGCTCTTTTGCCTGCAGTCCTGATTGCCATGTCCGCATAATCGGAAGCCGTATGGCGCGCCCCGTTGCTGTATTCCACGCAGTTGATTCCGGCACGGAGAAAATCCTTTGTTGCCATGTCAACCGCGCTTTCATAGGTGCCGGCGCCGGAGGCTGCATACATCTGCGCGTCAAAGATGATTTTCCTGTATTTGTCGTTTGCCATCCGCAGGATTGCATATTCTGCCCTCTGTAAATCTGCCTTTGTTGCCTGTATCAGGGCGTTTATCTTCCTGTCATTGGCAAGAAAAAAGCGGGCATTTATTTCTGCCTGCCTGATTGATATCTTTTTTAGTTTTGCACCCTTCTGCAGTGCCTTCAGAATGGCAACCTCCTGCGCTGCGTGCCCTGCTGCCCTCTGCATTCTGATAAGGGATTCTATCCTTGCATTGATGTCATCAAAGATATTCCCGTACTTTTCAGCATTTCGCTTCTTGTATTCCTCCAGCGCCGCAAGTTGCTTTACCTGCCACTGTTCCCAGTTGATACCCTCCTTGTCCTCCTCCGCCCTGTGGTGGTCGAGGTTGCGTATCATGGAGGCAATCACTTCGTCCTCTATCCTTTTAACTGCTGCCGCAATATCATAATCTCCCGCCATAAGCTACTCCTCAAAACCGGCAGTAAACGCCCCTGCTTCCATGCTTACAGACGGTTCCTTCTCCTTTGTAATCCCAAGCTCTTCCTTGATACTGGCAACTTCCGTATCCTTCCATTCTTGGTCCTTTGAATCTCCATACATTTCATCCACACATGCCTCCGTAGACATAATGCCCTGTGCTTTGGCTTTTCCTACGGTTTCTACTTGACTTTCAAAAGAAGGATTGGCATATTCTCCAAAAGCCACCTCTGCCGATACATCTTCAAGCTGCATTTTATTAAGCGTCATGTAGGCTTTTAATGCCATGTCTATCACTTTGGGGATTGTTTTCTGGACAGCCCGCACCAGTTTATTGCGAGTATACAGCGTTACTTTCTCCTTTTCCCTCTGCGCCTCCGCGTTATCCAGTTTTTTAATGTCAATCCCCAAAGTGCTTGGTGACAGCACGCCCTGCAGGGCAAGGTCCAGTGCGTTGCTGTATGTGGCCTGATAACTGTCATGAGGGATTGCAGGCTGTTTTATGTCTATTTCATTGCTGCTGCCCTCTGACATCGGCTTACTTACCTTGATGTAAGCATTATCAAACGGGTTCGGCTGTTGCACCTCTCCTGTTCTTGGGTTGACAGGAAGCATATCTTCCGGAATATATTCCCGTGAACGCCCGCGCCGGAGCGCGTCCATCCACTGACTCCATGCTTCGTCTAAGCTGTCAAAGGAATCTGCCTTCCCGTCAAATATGGATGCGCCACGCCCCTTGTATTTATCTGACTTAAACGCCATGAAACGCACAGCCAGCATAAAATCCCCGTTAAAAGTTACATTAGGAATTAAGGATTCCGTATCCGGTATTGTATTTAGAGGCACTTCCTTACCGCCTTTAAGCAGCACGGAGCGCACATAATTTTTTCCATAATATTCTTCTAAAACAAAAGTGCCCTCTTTTTTGGGATAGACAGTCCGAAATATTATCTCTTTCAGCCGCCCGCGCTCCGTCACATATTCCACGCAGTCACCGGATATAAATTCGATAATCGGAAACTCGCTTAGCTGCGGCTGCAGGGCTATCCGGAACGCACCATCTCCTACTGTCAGCACTTCATCCAGAGCCTCTTCCAGAATATCCTCGAACTCACTGTCTTTTGCGATGTCTGTCCAAGTGCTTTTCCACTTGCCGTCTACAGATATTTCACCCATATCGGAAATTACGATATCCGTCAGTATCCTGCGCATAAGTTTGGGAAGCCCTGTATGCAGTTTATTGATGTCATTTCCTGCCGTTGGTACTGCTGCCCAGAACCGTACCCTGTTTACCTCCCCCGGCATTAACTTATACATTTCCTGTATTTCGTTTGCGTCGCCCCTTGCCCAGATACGGTTTACAGCGGCATTGCCATAATAATCTGTCTGCTCCGTCACCTGAAACACGGTCTGCTGCGGCGGGTTTATCTGGAGAAAACACCCGAGGCCGGTTCTTTTTTTTTCCGACCTTTTATCAAAAAAAATCATTTATT